GGTTCAGGAAGTATTGCTATTGCTTGCCATGATTACGGATTTGAATTAACTGCGTGTGAATTAGATTCTGAATACTACGAAAAAGCAATTCAAAGAATTAAAAACCACACGAACCAAACAAACCTATTTTTATGAGTAGACTAGCTTTAATACACGAACTAATTGAAATACACCAACTGACGGAAAAGACTAGACGACGCGAAGTCTTGTTTAAACGCTACTACTATTCAATGAACTAAGGGAAGCTGGCTTAAACCTTATGCAAATAGGCGAAATCTTTAGTAAGAACCATGCTACAATTATTCACGGCTTACGTGTTCACAAAGAGTTGTTAAGCTACAAAGACGCGGACTACGTCGCAGAAACGAAATGCCTAGCTGACTATTTAGGCGAAGCAAAGTTTTTGTACAATTCTACGTTTTTTAAACGCCCTAAAGAGTACGACTTAAGACAAGACGTCCTAGACGCATCAAACTACAAGCAGTTTAAACGGGTGCAAAGACGTATTAAAATGGGTTTTTACGAAAAAAAGAAGAACCGACGCAACTTTTAGCCGAATAAAACGTTATATTTGTACATGGCTTGGTCTCACACAATAAAGCCCTAAGGTATTATTAACCCTTGTAATGAAGTAGAAGTGAGACCCTACGGATTTGCGAGGGTTTTTTTATGCTTAACAAACAACTAATGGCAAAAGACAAAAAAAGTTTTCTATTGTATGCTGACTTAATACATACAATCGAGAAGCTAAACGACGAACAGGCGGGTAAATTGTTTAAACACGTACTTAGATACGTAAACGATCAACACCCAGAAAGCGACCAATTTACTGAGGTCGTATTCGAACCAATTAAACAAACCTTAAAGCGTGACTTAGAAAAGTACGAAGGCATACGACAACGTAATAGCGAAAACGCAAAGAAGCGTTGGGATGCCACTGCATGCGACCGCATACCAAATATGCCAGCGCTTACCAAAAATGCCGATAATGATAGTGTTAATGATAATGATATTAAAACTATACCTAGTTTAGAGGTGTTTATGGCTTATGCTTTAGAAAAAATGCCTGACGTACTACATGAAGCTGTAAGGATGAAATACGAAAGTTGGGTAGTAAACGACTGGAGTATTAACCGAAAAGGTAAAATGAGTAAAATTGTAAATTGGAAAATGTCACTAGCCAACACCTTAACTTACCTACCTAAAGACGAAAGCAAAAAGGAAAAGCGTTACGAAGACATGACAGACGGCGAACAAATAGCATACAATATGCGCAAAAGAGAACTTGAATATGCTAACAAAACAAGGTGACGCGTTGCAGTACTTACTAGACGTAAGAGACGGCAAAATAAAACAAGGTCTAGGGCTTGACTGCTACCTAGACGAACACTTAAAATTTAAACCTAAACAACTGAATATTATTTTAGGACATGACAACGTTGGTAAGACGTACTTCATAAATTGGTACTTCCTAGCGTTAGCCCTTAAACATGACTTAACCTTTTGCATTTGGTCGGGTGAAAACCAAAAGGGCCAAATATTGCGCGACATGGTGCAAATGTACAGGGGTAAGCCATTCAGGGAATTAAGCCATTCGCAAATTAGCGGTGACGTTGCATACTTAGAACAATACTTTACATTCATAGACAACTCAAAACTATACAAACCCGAAGACATACTAGAACTATTTAAGCAAAGCGGGGCTAAAGTCGGTCTTATTGATCCATTCACGGGCCTAGATAGGGAAATGTCATTTGCTGGGAATTACGAATTTATGAATAAAGCACGTCAGTTTGTCAATAGTACAGGCATGACTATTTACATAAACACGCACCCTAATAGTGAAAGCGGACGTAATGGGAATTTATATACTGAGGGCGAATACAAAGGACATCTTAAAGCACCCTTGAAAGACCACATTGAAGGCGGTAAAAGTTTCTTAAATAGGTGTGACGATATGTTTGTTATTCACCGACTAATTAAACACCCTGAAATGAAATTCAAAACATGGGTAAACGTCGAAAAAGTTAAGGATATGGAAACAGGCGGACGTCACACACCTATAAACGAACCTGTAATGCTTGACTTCAACAAAGGTTTAGGCTTTGAAGTGTACGGAGTCGACCCACTACGTAAACACCGACCAAAAGAAATACAAACACAAACACCTTTTTAAAATGGAAGTAACTAATAAAATAACAATTACAAATGAGGACAATATGCAGTTAATGGCTCGCTACCCTGACAATTATTTTGACTTGGCAATAGTTGACCCTCCTTATGGTATTTCAGTTAATATGAATGCTGGCAGAAAAAAGGACACAAAAAGTAAAAAAAGAACCATAAAAAAATGGGATAGCGAAACACCTAAAAAAGAATACTTTCAAGAATTGTTCAGAGTTTCAAAAAATCAAATTGTATGGGGTGCGAATTATATGACAGAAAATTTACCTATATCAATGGGCTGGATTTTTTGGGACAAATGTGTTGCTGCTGGTTGTTCTTTTTCTGACGGAGAACTTGCTTGGACTTCTTTTAATCAATCTTTAAAAAAATGCACTATTGCATATAGTGGATTTATAGGAATGGAAGGTGAAAAATTTCACCCAACTACTAAACCAAGTAAACTTTACAAATGGCTTCTTGACAAGTACGCAAAACAAGGCGACAAAATACTCGACACACATTTAGGATCAGGCAGTATTGCAATAGCTTGTCATGACTATGGCTTCGACTTAACAGCTTGTGAACTTGACGCCGAATACTACGAAAAAGCGATTCAAAGAATTAAGAACCACACGAACCAACAAAAACTATTTTAAAATGGATCTAGACTTAAAAATACTATGGGCTAAAAACGTTATTTGGTGCGTTCGTGAACGAATTAAAAACGTACGCGAAAAGCTAGAAAAGGACAAACCAGACGCAAAGGACTACATAGAAGGAAGCAAAGAAAGCGAAGAACAACTTCTAAAAACAGAACTAGTAATAATCGAAATGGAAAACGAAATAAAAGGCCTGAACCGAGAACTTAACCAACTAGCTAGACGAAACGCTGAACTGCGAGTAGCCTACCAAGAACTAAAAAACGAACTAAAGTTTAAAGACATAGACCTTTAACTATACACCTAAGCATATAAAAAGACGAATATAAACGAAAATATACGCAAAAACATATAATGAACAATGACAAAATACAATGCTTTACCTGTTTCAAGTTTAAACCCCTTACTAGCTACGACGAAAACCGACGCGAATACGGACGACCAGAACGAAAAGGTAAACTATTTAGTTGTAAAAGATGCACACGAACGCGAATGTTGCGTGAACTACGAGCCGTGCGATACGACTTTACAGAACGAAAGTTTGTAGTACACCACTTTAAGAATAAAAACCAAGCCTTAAAATTTCTACGTAATGCCTAGATGCCGTAATTGTAAAGACAAGTTCGAGCCTATTAAATTCAATCAAAAATACTGCCTAAAAGACGAATGTATTAAAGCGTTTGTAGAAGAAGTCAAGGCTAAGGAATGGAAAAAGACGAAGGCCAAGCTTAAGAACGAAATAAAAACGAACTCAGACTGGCTTAAAGAAGCACAAAAAGTATTCAATACATACATACGCCTAAGGGATCAGGGTAAGCCGTGTATTTCATGCGGTAAAGAACCAAAGAAAAAAAATTGCGGGCACTATTTTAGTCAGGGCGGACATTCAAACGTAAGGTTTGACGAAGAAAATTGTCACCTACAATGTGAACACTGCAACACTTTCTTGTCGGGCAACCTGTTAAACTATCAAATAGGAATACAGCAACGAATAGGCGCGGATAGATTAATAGAATTGCAAGCACGCGCACACCTAACGAAGCGCTGGAGTGTTGAAGAGTTGAAAGAATTGATAAAAAAATATAAGGAAAAGTGCAAGGAATTAAAATAAAGATTATATTTGCATCTAAATAACATTAAAAAACAAGCTATGAAAAATTTATTTAAAGCGTTGGCTAATTTCCAACAAGAAGTACCTGTAATTCACAAAGGAACTCAGGGGTTCGGCTATTCTTACGCCGACTTACCCGCTATTTTCGACAAGATTAACCCGCTACTAAAGAAACACGGGCTAGGCTTTACTCAGTTAATTAACGGCACAGACTTAGTAACGTGCATTTTCCACGTAGAAAGCGGCGAAACTATCGAAAGCACTACGGCAATACCGCAAGGCGTACAACTCAAAGGCATGAACGACTTTCAAGTTATGGGGTCTGCTATTACTTACGTTCGACGTTACGCCCTCAGTTCGGCTTTAGGACTAGTTACCGACAAAGACACGGACGCAAGCGGTGAACAAGTAAAGAAATTACCCGCTATTGATAACAAACGCTTTCAAGACGCGTGTAAAGCTATTGTAGAAGGTAAGGTAACTAAGGAAAAGATAACTTCAAGCTTCACTTTGACTGAGTCACAAACCGAAATGCTCGAAGCCCTATGACTGCTTTTAAAGTTCGATGCTCGGCACTTGGTAAAGTAATGACGTCACCGCGTTCAAAAAGCGAAATACTAAGCCAAACGGCTAAGACCTACGTAGAAGAACAAGTTCTACTAGCAAAATACGGAATAGTCAAGACGTTTAACTCACGTTACACCGACAAAGGTAACCTAGTAGAAGACGAAAGTATTAAACTAGCTAGCGAGGTCCTAGAGTTAGGCTTCATCTTAAAGAACGACGAACATTTCAGTAACGACTGGGTAACGGGTACGCCCGACGTAAACACGAACGACGTACTTCTAGACGTTAAAAGTTCTTGGGACGCTACGACATTCCCGTTCTTTGCTACAGAAATACCGACTAAAGACTATTACTATCAATTACAGGGCTATATGTGGCTCACAGGTAAACAAAAAAGTTTACTAGTTTACTGCCTAGTCAATACACCGCTAGACATGGTACAGGACGAAATAAGACGCGCGCACTGGAACGCTAACCTTTTAGAAGAAAGTTTGGATCTTATAGACGAAGTACAGAAACGCCACAACTTCGACCATATTCCCGATAACCGCCGTGTGAAAGTCTTTGAGGTCGAACGTGACGACGAAGTAATAGAACAAATTAAAGAACGCGTCGAACTATGCCGCGAGTATTACGAAACCCTTTACAATTTTTTATGACACCAAAAGAAAAAGCATTTGAAATAATTGAAAGTTATTTTAGAATAGTTGCAAGATACGACTTTGATACAAATGATAAGTACGATGAACCTTATCAAGAAATAGCCGAAAAATGCGCATTAATTGCAGTTAAAGACATATACTATAATTGCGGCATATTTAAAAAAATATATTGGTTGAACGTTGAACAAGAAATAAAAAACATATGCAACAGCAAATAGAAGACAAAATAGTATTACGTGTTTTGGCCCGCTTCAACGAACGTTCGAAACTCGGAATAATGAAGTATAACACAACGCTTGAAAGAAACGACCTGAGCGCCTTAGAATGGCTTACACACCTATAGGATGAACTCATGGACGCGACTTTGTACGTAGAACGACTAAAAGACGAAGTTAAAACCTTTAAACAACAAGAACAATGAAGAAAATTAAATTAGCTAAAGCAATTATTCAACTGAGCTTGTTATACTGGGTTATTTACAATTCATATTTTGGATGGAATTATACTGCTCAAAGTACACTTGAAGAAAATTGCGATACTTTATTTTCAATTATGGTGAATATAGCAATTGTAATTTACATTATACCTTTATTTCATCTTTATGAGTCAGTAATTAAAAAACAACAAGAACAATGAAACTAAACAAAGACGACAGACGAGAAGAAATGGCTGCTTATGGCACTATGGCTATTCTTGCAGTAGGTTTAATGCTAATAATCTACTCAATATTTTGTAACTTTAACTAAAAATAACATGGAAAACAAAACAAACACGGGCGCAATTTTTAAGAACGACAAAAAAACGAGCGCTAACCAACCTGACTACAGGGGAAAAGTGAACGTAAACGGCAAAGAAATGGAAGTAGCACTTTGGGTTAAGACGTCTAGTAACGGAAATAGTTATTTCAGCGCGTCTTTTTCTGAACCATACGTAGCCCCACAAACGGCGCCCCTAGTTTCAAACGACGATTTACCCTTTTAAAGCATGATCATGTTTATTCAAGACGAAGCGCTAAGGCGTGGGCTGAAGGAATTGTTGAAAACACGGACAAGAAACCAAATAGTAACCGAAATAAAAGAACGGACTGGCAAGTTTCACCATTTCCAAATAAACAATTTCTTAGACGGCAAAGACGTAGCCCTTTCAACCCTCATTAAACTAGACGAGTATTTATATAAACACCTACACTAGTAACTAGCCCCCGTAAAAAGGGGCTTTTTTGTTTAAAATATTAATTGTTTGAAAATTAAACATATATTTGTTTAGAAATTAACCATATGGAAATAATACTTTACACGGCTTTAGCTTGGTTTCTAACGAACTTTGAGCCATTACAAGACTTGATAGACCGCATCTTTACTGAAGTGCCTTTAAATCGCCTTACAATCTATTTGCACAACGGGCTAGGGTGTCCTAAGTGTATGGGTTTCTGGACTACGTGGGCTTTAAGCGGTGAATTTCTTACCGCGTGCCTTGTTTCTTTATTGTCTTATATTGTTGACTTATGCTTAACGAGGCTGAATTACTAGAAATAAACGCAATACTAGCTATTTTGAACCCGCAAAGGCTTAGTAAAATGCACTTATGTAAGTTGCAAACGATTAAAAACAGGGTAACAGGGCAATACGACCGCCGTTGTTTGTGCGCCCCTCAGGAACGAACACAATTTTACAATGAGTTCTTACAATGGTTTAAAGCGAACGCTTGACAGATACGTAAGCGAGAATTACGAAGAAGTAAGGGCCTACGCAAATTACTTCCTAACTCGTTATGTCAATAGTAAGAAGCTAGTTTGTTCGATGCTGAACGCTGACACGTGTATAAACAACGCCTATTTGCACGTTTTGACTATTCCCGACGCAAAGACGGACGAAAATAGCGTAAAAAGCTACCTACTAAACACAATTAAATATCAAATTATTTGGAACACGTCTTTAAGCCACAAACAAGACGACATTAATAGCCAGTACCCCGACCTAATAGACGAACCCGAAGACGACGAAGTGCTAGAAAAGATACGTTTCGAAAACGAATTTAACTTCAAAATGTGGTGCATTCAGAAATACCGCGACGAAATAACGAACCCTGTTGAAAAGCAAATAGCAAAAGTCTACTTTGACCTAAAGAAACAGACCGCCGAAGCTATGGCCGACTACTTTAACGTCAGCCGAACGTCAGCTCATTACATGATCAGGGACTTAAAACATAAAATCAAAAAAATTCAATATAGTTATGAACACCTATAAATTACTATACGTCGTTTCTACGCTGTCTTTCATGGCAGCTGGCATAGCTTTGGCCTATGAAGGTGACACAATTTATCTAAAAGTTCTAGGGGTTGGTGCAGTTGCGCTCATTTTAGGCCGTCTAGACGAAGAACTAAACACGAAACAAGATGAAAATTAAAGAAGAATACAAAGGTAAGACAATAATTACCTACGACTCAATTCTAGGACAACGCAAAGTAGAAGTAGATAAGATAGACCCGAAGCGTTTTAGCTACTACAATACTATCGGACTAGGTTATTTATTCGAGAAATCGACTATTTCTTACACAGGAATAGACCAAGAAGTTAAGGAGTCGGACGCAGTCGAAGAACCTCAGGCTATCGAACCGAAGCCAGTACGCAAGAAACCCGCTACAAAAACACGTAAACGCAAAACAAATGCCACAGCCAATTAAAGGAGAAAAGAAAGACACCTTCATTAATCGTTGCATGAGTGACGAAGAAAGTGTAGGCGCATTCCCTGACGAAAGCCAGCGCTACGCCGTTTGTAACCGAGTATGGGAAACACACGCCCGCGAAGCTATGAAAGCCTACGTTAAAAGCCTTAAAAATGAAGTACGCAATTCTTGACTATGGCAAAGACATGGTTGACACCGCACACGTAATTTTAAACCAATTACAAAGTGAAGGCGCGCACATGATTATTTACTTAACAGACGCCGACGGACTCCTATGTTTAGAGTACATAACAGAAGACGAATTTCTAGACCACTATAAAAAGACGAACAATGGCAAGACCTAGAAACATAAAAGACCCAGAAGAACTATATAGCCTATTTGAGCAATACGCAATAGAAACCAAAGGACGTACTCGAAAAGTACCCAAAGCCACAAATAAAGGCGTCCTATATGAAGAACATGTTCCCCCGTTAACTATAGACGGGTTTAAGACATTCTGCAATAAACAAGGGACTGACATTAACCGCTATTGGTATGGCATAGGGGAAGGGTTCGACGCGTTTGTAACTATCGTTACGCGTATTAAAGAAGAAATTCGAAACGACCAAGTCGAAGGGGCGCTTGTTGGGCAATATCAACAGAATATCGTAGCCCGACTAAATGCGTTAACCGAAAAGACGGACGTAACCTCGAACGGCGAAAACATAAACGAAATCAAAATAAGCATTATTCGACCTGACACCAAAGAACTAGAGTAACATGGAACTAAAGAGTACAATAGTCTTTGAACGTAACTACGACGCGCTTTACAATAACGAGGCGCGTTTTATCATTAACGAGGGTGGCAGCCGTTCAAGTAAGACCTACTCACTTTGTCAGCTTATTCTAGTCTATTGCCTACAGAATAAAGGCGTGGTCGTTTCAATAATTCGTAAGACATTCCCAGCGCTTAGGGCTACGGCTATGCGTGACTTCTTCGAGGTGCTTAAAGAGTCAGGTATATACGACAAGGCTAGCCATAACATGAGCGAACATATCTACACCTTTCCAAATGGATCTATGGTTGAGTTCTTTAGTGTGGACGACGAACAAAAGATTCGAGGGCGTAAGCGCAACCTGGCCTGGTGTAACGAGGCGAACGAACTATTTTACGACGACTTCACGCAGTTAAACATGAGGACAGAACAAAAGCTAATCTTTGACTACAACCCCTCAGACTCGACAAGCTGGCTTTACGACCTACCAAAAGACGAAAGCATTCTAATAAAGTCCACATACCGCGACAACCCGTTTTTGCCTGATAGTATCAAACGACAGATTGAAGACCTCAAAAGAACGGACGAAGCCCTTTATCAAATTTACGCGCTAGGTGAAAAGGCTATAAGTAAGTCCAATATCTACTCAAACTTTACATTCTTACCGCACAGGCCCGCACGCTTTACTCAGTTCGTCTATGGCTGTGACTTTGGATATAACCACCCGACGGCTTTAATGCGCGTCTACTGGCACGAAAAAGACATATTCATAGAACCCGTTATATACGAAAGCTACCTAACAACCTCAAACCTAATTGACCGACTAGCTGAACTAAACATAGAAAAGGAAGTCGAAATAATAGCCGACTACGCACGCCCTGAAATCATTGCCGAAATGAACCAAGCGGGCTACAATGTCCTAAACGCAAACAAGGTCGTAAAGAAAGGTATCGACAACGTTAAGACATTCGGGGTGTTCTGTCTTGAAAACGAATACCTAAAGAAGGAATACCAAAACTACAAATGGAAAAAGATAGGCGACACAATAACGGACGAACCCGTCAAGCTTTACGACGATGCGCTCGACGCAACTAGGTACGCGACGACCTACATAAAAGAACAATACTTCACCGACGACGCCTACTTCGCTTTCTAATTAAACACGGACTTAAAATAATATTGTTATGGCACAAACTATAATAGCACAACCCCAAAGCTTTACACCCGCTTACAACCCGATTAAGTACCTAATAGACTCAACGAACAAGAACCTTACAGGCTTCAAGTATATCTTTGACGTGTACGACGGCTCGATTAGAATAGGACGTTTCAAAGCATTACCGCGTATCAATGACGGACTAGGCGAACTAGACCTAAGTAGGTTCTTAAATTCTTACGTCTTGTTTGACTTCGAACCCAGCGTAACAACGGACTATGCGGCTATAAATTGCTTCTTTAACTACACCCTAGAAGTAGGCGAAGAATACCTAGCAGAATTTACCTACACCTCATCCCTAACCAACTCAGGCGGCAACGTCCGTATTAACGTTACTAACACGTTTCTGGTAGGCGACCAAGTGAATATATTACAAGCTGACGGCGGTACGGCTAACCCGCTAGTCGAAGGCTTACATTCTGTTACCGCTTCTAGTGGTACTTGGTTTGAAATAGGCGTGGCTTGGGCAAGTGTTACAAATGCCAATATAGACGGCTCGGTTACCTATGCGGACAACCGCAAAATAGTAACCTATGGAATAACGGACTTAAGTGGCCAAGTATTCAACGGGGCTTTCAAGTGGGTTAACTTCCCGAACTACGACGCTACAGACTACACGCTTAACTCAGCTACGAAGCTATGGCTTACAGACCAACCAAAGACGAACTACTACGCTACACTTGCTCAGGACATTTGGTTAAACGCTAAACCAAAACCAAACAAGAAAATCATTTTTACCAACTCGCAAGGTGAAACTTTCTCAAAAACCTTAAGTGCATTGTCGAGCATTACGGGTATTGCTGTAGGTCCTAACAACTTAGGAACGCTTACGCCTATTGTAGGAACGTTACCACTAATCAAACCCGACACAACCTATTACACGTTCTACTACGAAGACTCTGGGCAAGACTCGATAGAATACCGCGTAGACTTAGACCGCCGTATTTCTATTACTGAATACGACCTAGTTTTTCTTGATCGCATGGGCTCTATGTCTAGCTTTGCCTTTCAGCTTAAAGCTTACGAACGTGGTGACGTGCAACGTGACGAATACAACAAAGACGTTCAGGGCTACGTTCAGGCGGGTGAATGGAAATACAACCCACACGAATACGGATTCAATACCTACTTTGTAAGTGCAACCAAAACGCTAGAACTTACGACCAACTGGATGAACGACGACATGAGCCAGTACTTCGAGCAGTTACTTACTTCGCCACAATGCTACATGAAGCGCGCTATCTATGACTGCGACGATGTAACAAGCGAACCCTATGTGCCTGTAATCTTAACCACGAATAACTACGAAGTCTTTAGACAACGCAACAAGAACCTAATCAAATACACTATAGTAGTCAAACTAGCAAATAACGACAATATCAATGGTTAAAATTGTATTACAAGGGACTACTAGCGTAAGCGGACAAGTAGGCACGTTTCAAAATAGAGTAATAACAGACGGCGGTGTTTTCGAAGCGCCTAACTGCTGTACTTCATTCTTAAAGACATTAACCACCGACGAAGTTCTAGGCGGGGTTCTAGACGTTAGGCCAGACGTAAACGTGCCTTTGACTTTCTCAGTTGGGGAAATACGCGACATAACTAAGCGCACAGGTACATTTTCAAAGACTATCGTACTACCTTCGACCGACAATAACAACCGCATCCTTAACCATTACTACGACGTAAACATTCAAGCGGGTACGTTCGACGTTAGTAAACTTACCTATTGCCAGGTCCTACAGAACGACGTAATCATTTTAGAAGACGCGATACTTCAACTTATTTCGGTTAACAAGTCACAAAGCACCGACGCCCATGAGCAAGTTGTTAACTACGAGGTGTTAATAAAAGACACAAAGGCCGAACTATTTACGTCTATTACAAACGCTGAACTTTCAGACCTAGACTTTAGCGACCTTAACCACTTTACAAACTCAGGCGTAATTGTTTCGACCTTTACAAACACGGAAGCAAACGGGTTTAAATACGTTATGCCTTACGCAAATGCTGGATCTAATAGCTACAACGCCAATCAATTTAAGCCCGCTATCTACGCGAAGACGTACTTTGATAGAATATTTGCAAATGCTGGCTTTACTTACGAATGGGCGGGGCTACAAGACGCACGCTTTGACAAACTAATTATTCCTTACAACGGCGAAGCAAACCAAATAGACTGGACTGACTACAAGGTTAAGGCGAACACTGCGCACATAACTAACTATAGCCAACCGACAAGTGGTAACTTTGTGGCGTTCTTTGAGAACTTAACGGCGTGGACTGAAACACTTGACTTACAAAACATTTTTAACCCTGTTACAGGTATCTATACTGCGCCTACAGACGTAGACCCGAACGCCTCGCAGTCTTACGAATTTAAGTTTAACGTTACCTATGAAGTAAGTTTCTTTAACCCTAACGCTAACCCCGTACAGCCGAACATATTCAATAGCCAAGTAGGGCAATACGTACCGACACCTAGAACATTTACCCCTTACATTCAAGCAGTAAACCCAGCGGGAACGGGTGCGTCTAGTACATTAACCCCTATAATCATTTCCTCACCTTTAGCGTCAGGAACTACTATATTCGGCACGTACTCAAACACGGGAATAACAACGCCTTCGGGTTATATTTCTACAGGTAACCAATTAAGGACGCGCGTAGGTCTTAACTCAAACATGACTTTTGGAACTTACCAATGGAGAACCGCTGCGGGCACACCTGTTAAAGTAGACATTAACATAGACATTATAGACATAAGTCTAGAAATAGTACCGAATAGCAACGTTCAACCTGTAAGTGGTAACTTATTAATGAACGAATACGTACCTCAAAAGGTTAAGCAGTCTGACTTTGTGAAGGCTATCTTTACTATGTTCAACTTATTTGCTGACATAGACCCAGACAACCCTACAAATATAATCTTAACGCACCGCGACGAGTATTACGACAACGGCCTAGAGAAGGACTGGACCTATAAGCTAGCAAAAGACCGCGAACAAAACCTAGAGTTTTTACCTGACGTTTCAAGTAAGCGTTTAATCTTAACTTACAAACAAGACAACGACACTCCGAACACGCTTTACTACGGGGCCACAAAAGAAATTTACGGGCAACAGGAATATATCTTTAATTCTGAGTACGTCCGCGACATAGAGACAAAAGAAATTTTATTTAGTCCTACACCTATAGCTCAGACTACATTTGGGGCGGTCGTTCCAATGATAGACGGACAAGCGCCAAAAACGAACATTCGTATTCTTTACGACGGGGGTTCAACTTCATGTGGTATCTATAATATAATTGACAGCGGTACGACGGGAACTTACAACGTAAACACGTACCCAGCTATTACCCACTTCGACGACCCTATTACACCAAGCTACGACATTAACTTTGGGACGTGTGACTTCTATTACTACAGCCCTCAGGTCTTAACTAACAACACCCTTTACAATCTATATTGGCGTCGTACCATTAACCAAATTAACGAGGGTAAAATGTTAAGCGCTTACTTCTATCTAGACGAAGGCGACATTCACAACCTAAAGTTAAACGACAAGATTAGAATTGACAACTCATGGTGGAATATTAACCGAGTAATAGACTACAACGCAAACACGGAAGGTTTAACTAAGGTCGAACTTATTAGTGTCGATAGCGAACAAGAACTAGCACCTTTCATAACTAACACAGGAACGACTGCACCAAGTCCAACAACGCAAGGTAGCGCGGCTTCGGTATTGCAGTCTATGGCTATTTCTAGCAACGTAGCTTTGCAAGGTTCGAACGCTGCAATATACGGACAAGGTAACATTGTAGCGCAAGGAGTTAAAGGCGTAATAATTGGCGACAATAAAACTCTAAACGAAGACGGACTCATTACACCTAAAATAAACGGGGCGGCTGTTCAAAGTTCTACATACATAGCTAACCTAACCCAAACAGGAACTAGCGCACCTACAGCTATCGACCTAAGCAATAACATAGGGGTGGTAACATGGACACGAACGTTACAAGGCAACTATCTAGGCACACCTACAAACCCGTTCGACGCGCTTTATACTTACGTAATGATTAATAGTAATGAGCATGATCATTTGAATAGTGCGTACATAAACACGGACGGGAATATAGTAGTTAAAACCACGAACACCCAGAACCACCAACACCGCGACGGCATACTTAATAACACAACTTTAGAAATTCGAACCTACTAGGGTTTAATATTGTTATGAACGAAGTACAAATTCCTTTAAAACTTACGGGCATCGGCTCAATGAAGGCTGAACTACGAAGCCTCAAAGCTGAAATAGCCGCCGCTACAGACCCAGCACAGGTCGAAAACCTAGCAAAAAAAGCGGGTGAACTTACCGACCGAATAAAAGACGCTAACGACGCCGTGAACGTCTTTGCTTCTGGTTCGAAATTCGAACAAATTAGTAACTCGTTCGACGGCATTAAGTCTAGTTTAATGTCTTTAGACTTCGAAGAAGCTAGCGAAAAGTCACAGGTCTTCGCAAACAACTTAGGTAAGATAGGTAAAGCGGACATTTCGGGCGCAATTAAAGGCATTACAGGAACGATTAAAACACTTGGCGGGGCTTTCGTTAAGTTAGGTGTTCAGATACTCGCTAACCCTATCTTTTTATTGGTTGCAGTTATCGTTGCAATAGTCGCGGGAATAGCTGTATTCTTGTCTAAGTTGGGAATACTACAGAAAGCGTTCGACTTTTTAATGATTCCCGTTAACGCACTCATAAACGCGTTTAAACGACTTACGGACTGGCTAGGACTTACGACGTATGCCGCTGAAGAAAACGCACGTAAGACGCAAAAAGCAAATGAACAAGCTATGGCTAGTTCAGAAAAACGCGCGGCCAAAGTTTCAGACGCATACGACTTAGAAATAGCGAAGGCAAAAGCTAACGGCAAAGATACAACCGACCTAGAAATTAAAAAGTCTAAAGCCATTACGGACGCTGCACAAAAACGAGTAGCAACGGCCCGCGCTGAATACCAACAAATTAAAAACCTAACCGACAAGGATAGCATCGAACGCCGTAAGAAATTACAAGAAAGGATAGCTAAGGAAAATGAAATAATTAAAAACGGAAATAAAGAACGTAAGCTTCTAATTATTCAGGATCAAGCCGAAGAACAACAGGCAATAGCTAAGGCCCAAGAAGAAGCACGTGCAGCCGCTAAGGCCAGAGCCGAAGAACAAGCCAAAGCCTACAAAGAAGGTAAGGCTGCTATTCAAAGGGAAATAGCCAACGCGAATAAGCTTATTTCTGACTCTAGCAAAACGCAAAGTCAAAAAGAAATTGACGACACTAAAGCGAAATACGAAGCCCTTATAGCTGAGGCTAAGAAATACAAACAAGACGTAACAGCTTTAGAAGGCGCAAGGGACCTAGAAATAAATAATATTCGCAAGGGTACGGCTGACGAGTTCGTTAAGCTAGAAACCAAAACCGCTGCTACTATTACGCAAGGTCTTGTAGATTCAAGAACTAAACAGCTTCAAATAGAAGGCGAAGCTAATATGAAATCGTTTAGCGACAAGCAAAAGGCGAACAAAGAACAGCTAGACGAAGAAAAGAAAATTCAAGAAGCTAAGTTCGCTATAGCTAACATGGGCGTAGAAGCTTTGAGTAACTTAGGTAATGCCTTTATTAAGGACCAAAAGAAGCTAGAGAAATTTAACAAGGCTACAGCGTTAGTTCAAATTGGTATCGACACGGCTAAGGCTATTTCAGCTTTGGTTGCTGCGTCTAATCAAAACCCAGCTAACGGCGTTACAGGTGGTCTAGCGGGCTTCGCTCAATTTGCCAGTGGTATTTTACAAATTACAGCTAACATAGCTAAGGCTAAACAACTTCTTACTAGCCCAAGTTCAAGCCCGTCGGGTGGGGCGTCGTCTAGTTCGTCTTCGGATAGCGCGTCTACTGCAGCGTCTGTAGTACCGCAAGTCAATATGTTCGGACAAGGTAACAACTTAAATACTGCGGGCGCCCCTACGGCGGTTAATGCTTCTCAAAACTTCGTCGTTCAGGCGGTCGTAAGTGAAACCGACATAACAAACACACAAAACAAAATTGATAAAATAAAGAAAGGGTCTGAACTATGACAAGTTACCAAGCGCTTATTAACGAAATTACTGACTTCTACGACAATCATATTCAAGTTAAGAAGGTAGGGTCTGACTTCAAAGAACAAATGTTTAACTTTGCGACTAAGGATGAAAAGTACCCTATAGTTTATATCGTACCTGTTTCAGCTTTGGCCACCGAAAACACGAACGACTTTATTCTAGAAATTTATTGCTTTGATATTATTCAAAAAGACCGCGCAAATATTAACGTAATTTTGTCCGACTGCCAGCAAATTCTTTACGACCTTTATACGTACTTCATAAACTCGAATAACTATAACTTCGACCTAGTTGACACCCCTAGTTTTAACCCGTTAAACAACGACTTACTAGACTACGCAGCGGGTTGGGTTATGACTGCTACCTTTGCCGTAAACAACTGGACAGACTGCGCCGTACCACTTAAACAAGAACCGAACTAAATTTAATATAGTTATGGCAATCTATAACCGCTCATGGCTACACACAATAGCCCACGACTTACAAGCCCCCGACGTAGACGGCAACCTTTGGCAATCAATCTGTAAGCACTACGGAATAACACAAACAAAAAACGGCACTTGGCTAGAAGCACTTTGCGACTTTTTTAACGTGAATAAAGCCGACGGCGAAGCATGGATTCAGGCGCTAGCTTTAGACTTTGGCGCTACAGGTCCTGTAAACGGATCATGGATTGAAGCCCTAGCCCTACAGATTCAGCAAAGCGCTGACTTAATCGACTTATTTTTAGCACGCATAAACACGGACGGCGGTACATTTGAAGCCGAAGTCTGCCTTGAAGAAACTTTAAATTCATTTGAAATATGAGCCTATTAGATACTGCATCTTTAATTGTAACGCCAAACGGATATAAGGAAGGCAAACTTTATTCCGTTATTCCTTCAGACGGAAGTGGAGACTTGTCCGTAACAAGAGCAACAACTGCAACACGTGTGAATAGTGCGGGGTTAATCGAAAGCGTAGCGAATAACATTCCACGACTTGACTACTCAAACGGAACTTGTCCAAGTTTGTTAGTAGAACCGCAAAGGACAAACCTCGCTCTTTATAGTTCGTCTTTTGACAATGCGGCTTGGGATAAGATAAACGGAACAATG